CCCCCATGGGGCTTCCCTCACTAATGTCTAAAGGAGGAATTTCTGATGATGACCATTGATGGTGGAAAAGGCAATTGTCTCTGGGGTACGTACCGTGTACCGTACACGCTTGTTAATGCGTGGGCGGCTGCTAGTACGGACTGTCTTTTCTATGACATGTCCCCAGTAGAGTTCAAATTGCCACCACCCGATAGCATGTGGTATGATTGCGAATGGACCAGTTACGGTCCCAAGGTTCAAACCATTGTTCCTGGTTGGATTAATTCAACCACGGCCAATGAGTGGAATCCTTGCTCACACTCTACCATTCGCGGAAACGCGAGCTATCGTGGAACTGACGGAAATAACTGTCCTTACGTAAGAAGTCCGTATCCGGAACTTAAACCTACTGGTTTATACCAGTACGTTCAAGGACGCGTTGGTTCTACACTTTATGTGCAGAAGCAGCGTATCACCCCTACGAATAACTCTTACAATTTCGTGACAGATTACCACGGGGATCTGATAGTTTCTAAGTATTATAATAATCCTAAGGATTATTATTTCTACGATACTATCCTCTTCCCTGCGGTATTACCCGATCAGTTCCAATCACTTCTTCCTGCTAACGGAGCATTTGCGCGTTTCAATGAGTGGAGTTGCGTTCATGTCGATGGTAGCAAGCCTAATGAGGCTGCCATCACTGACAGTAATCGCTTCTTTTACTCTGAGATCACGCATCCGTCTCCTCGTGTCATGATTCGTAGACGTTTTACTGAGTATCACACAACTGATAGTTGGACTCCTTACGCGTCGAAATCTAATTTCGAAGTAAGTACAGGCCTTCCGTCATTGCGTGAGGCACAATCTCACACTGAGACTGTGCGAATCACTCACATTCGTTCTACAAAGCCAGGCGTATTCTATATACGCGTGGTTTACTCCAATAAAATGGAGTATCATGGGTGGGCACCGTATGAGTATTACTCAGGCGAGGATTCCATTGAGAAATCAATGGATATCGCCCTGAAAATACTCGGTCCGGGTCTCACACAAGCAGCTAATTTTTCGCTTGATGGTCTTAACCATTATTGCGAAATTGCCCCGCAAAGGGCAGTTGCTTTACACGATCCCGTTTGTGCTCGGTCCGCAAGGACCGATGCAGTACGGGATGTGACAGCTCTCGAATCCAATTGGATAGAGAACCTGTCGCAGGTTAAAGGTACCGCTAAAGTCATCTCTCCGATTTTGCTGGGATGGAGAGCCTATTTGAGAAAGGACTTAGTCCTTGCTCGACGGGCTCTTGCAGAAGCTTATTTGGCGTACAAGTACGTCATAGCTCCTGGTATCTCAGACTATCAAAATCTACGAGATGATGGCTCTAGTATCCTTGCTTCAGCGACCAAGAACCGCTTCTCTCGCGAGAGGCGTCGTGGAAGAGTCTATGACTCGTCCTTCGTCTTGGGTACTGAGGCCCGATTGACCTATACCACCACGTATATCACAACGCTAAAGACAGATGTCTTTAGTCAATTGTGGAATGCGTTGGAGAAGTTAGGTCTCGACCCGTCTGATGGACAAATATGGGATTGTATCCCATTTTCGTTCGTTGCAGACTGGTTTTTAAAGATCGGCAATACCTTGAGAACTCTTGATGCATATGATTCATTATGTCTTCACAGAGATCTCCTGGCACACATTGAAGGATATAAGGTACAATGGTCAATGAGCGAGTCTGAAATTAGACTCGCTTCTGGCGATACCCTTTCTTCTAATGGTAAAACGTTAGAATATGGGTATTACTCTCGGAACATTCTCAACGAGATTGGATCGATAGACCCAATCTTCATCCAACTGACAGAAGGTGACCTTACCTTGTCTCAAATGATTCAAGGTGCGGCCCTGATTACGGCTTATAAACGGTAGGGACCATAAATGGTCGGCCTATAATAACGTTTTGACCGTGATCAGTAGAAAGAACTGTGGGATGACTCTCGCCGCGCTTAGCTTTGGCTAGGCCCCGCTTGCAGCTCCTACTTCACTCGGGACAATTTGTCCCCCGGACGCCCTTTAAAGGGTCCGGCCACCAGAAAGGATGGTTTTAATTATGGCAATTTCATTTCAATTCGGTGCAGCATCACAGGAGGTAACTCCTGTAACCAAGAATTTATACCCTTGGGACTACGCGGCCGCTTTCAGAATTATTTCTGACAACGGAAGCATAGCACGCATGACCGATATCGTAGCACCGTTAGACATGAAGACATCTGTAAAGATATCTTTGGCTAACATAGCTAACGTGTATTCCACGTTAGCAGACGGAACTGTTCCGACAGCGAATCAATCCGCTAACGTAACAGGTTCAACCGTCTTCTGCGAGTTGAAAACCATAGCCACAAAAGTCGTTGATTCAGTGACTATACAGATTCCACTTGTAAGCCGTATTGAGTTAAGGATACCGAACGACGCTGAAATAAGCGAAGCGGATATCACTACCCTCGTTATGGCCACATTTGCCGCACTTTGCGACAATAGTGGAAACCCTATAGTTGTCACTGAGAAAATGCGTGGCGCTCTTACCCCAGCTGGTATTTAACAGCTGAAGTGAGAAAAACCCTTTCCTACCAAAGGAGGTAAGAAAATGATATATAAAAATATATCATGGGTTGTCCAAGAAATATCTCGGACGCCTTGCTACTTATTGGGTAGCAACCGAATTTCACCAGATGGAAAGACCAAAGGAGATTTTTCAAAAATCACTTTTGGACTCTCTCTTTTCATCGGAGTCTTCCTAGACATTAGCGAACAATTGAGTAGAAATACTCAAATAGCAAACCGTAATGAAAGGGGCATACTTTCGTATGCGCGTAACATTGCCGGTGAACCAGAATTCATTTTACATGAATTACTGGGCTATCTGGACGCGTTAGATGAATGCTTGATAGCAAACATCTCCGCAGCTGACGGCTTTAAAGGCTCGTCAGTCCTAAAAGGACTCCGGATTGTTCCTTGTCATGCTTCCATTCTTCCTTTCAGAAGATTGGTTGTTTCCGTTTTTACGTCTTATCAAGATGTGGACGACGGAGAGAAGAGTGCTTGGGTTTTATTCGTTAAACATGCTCATCAACTCTTTACTTTCTTAAAGAAACTAAGTGTTGATAGGCCTGATTTAGCGAGCGATATGGCTGTTGAGTTCTTCGAATTCGAAGAACATCTAGGCTCTCTCGCTGAGTATCAAGAAATGTCAGATGAGTATAAAGACATAGTTGTAGAAATGCATACTATTCTGAAGTCCCATCTTAATCACTTTGATGATACTACACTAAAACCTAAACATGGACCTGGAGTCGTTGCCGATCCTACTGTACAGAGTTGGCTTGAAAAAGCTCGCTCTGGAAAGCAGGACCGTCGCATTGACTACATGTTGTCCCGTGCGGGTCTAGGAAAGTCAGAAAATTACCTCCCATTGCAAAATGGTGGTCATTCTGACCGTACCTCAAGGTACATCACTGTACCAAAGACCTGGAAGAAGCTGAGAGGAATCTCTGCTGAACCTGTCGAGTTGCAATTTTGGCAACAGGCAGTTATGCAAAGGATTGACGTGATGTTCTGCCGTGATCCATGGTGGCAACGTCGTGTTAATCTCCATAGTCAGGATAGATCTCGTTCACTTGCTCTTGCGAGCTCTGTGACCGGGGACTATGCCACTATAGACCTCTCAGCTGCTTCGGATTCAGTGAGCAGTAAACTTGTCCGGGATGTGTTCAAAGGAACGCGCCTCGGATTGTGGTTACAGAGTACTAGATCAATTCACACATTGTGTGGAGACAAGATTGTGAAAACAAAGAAGTTCGCCCCTATGGGGAGTGCTTGTTGTTTTCCAGTCGAGTGTATGATCTTTACTTTG